AATAATTTTAATGTTTCTAATTGTGTAGGTGATAGTGTTTCATTTTCGTTTTTTGATTCATATATAATAAATCTGCATTTTTCTTGATTAAAATAATTACATCTTACTGCTCCATCAATATCACATATTGAAAAATATCGTGGATATTCTTCATTTAATTTTTTACTTATTCTATTATTATGCCAAGTGTCTTTCATTTTTTTTATTTTAAGGTTCCTAAAAAGAAAAATCTTTTTCTGTTTTGTTTCATTCCAATTTCATTACCTGCAACAAGTTTTGTTTTGACATTATATCCAACTAAATTAAAATCTTTTATAATTTCATCTTTAAATTCTTCTATTTCTTTAACATTTTCCATTATAAATTCTGTAGGTTTTAATTCCCTAACAAATCGTACAAATTCTTTATATAATGCATTTCTTGGATCTTCTATAAATCTTTGTGTATTATTTCTTTTTTCGCTTCCTGCATTACTAAAACCTTGGCACGGAGGCCCTCCGACAATAATATCTACTTTTTCCAATATTAAAGGATTTACTTTTGTTATATTTGCGCATATAACTTTTGTTTTTGGAAAATTTAATTTATAAGATTGACAAGCAATATTTTCCCATTCAATTGACCAAATTGATTTTATTCCATTTCTATGTAATCCAGACGTGAAACCTCCGCAACCTGCAAAAATATCTCCAACTGTTTTACCTTTTAAGTTTTTAGAAATATACGCACCCATATAAGGACTTACTGCATTTCCAATTTGTTTTTTTATAGAAGAATAATTCCCAATAAACTTAAAATCTTTTGGAAACATTTGCACATCAGCATATTCTCTTAGTGAAAATTCTAATCCTGTTTCTTTATGAAAAAATCTTTCTAAAGTTGTAACAGTATAATGTTTTTCATCATTTAAACTCATTAATTTATCTCCAAATCGTTTTTCACTTTTTTCACCTGAAACATAAAACATATTGGAATCATTTTTAATTATTCTTAAATCTTTTATTTCTTCTATTTTATCAAAATTGTCAAGTTTAATTTTATTATTTATATCTTTTTGTTCTGTTGCTTTTATTTCTTTATAAGCAGCATTAATACTTACTTCACCAGTTGAAAGTTTTGCTTTTATTTCTTCTGGTGCTTTCTCTTGTATCTTTTTTACTTTAGCTATTGTATCACGTGAAACTTTAGCTACATCTCCTATTTTTTCATCTGTTCTACCCTTGACAGATATCTGACTTGGGTTACCGCTTAACATTCTTACTTTTGCTTTTGCTCTAAATACATCTTCTAATTGTAATGCTAAAACACTACGTTGGTAAGCACTTAAGTTTCTTCGACCAAATTGGTTTAGTATCATCCATTCTTTTACTGCTTCTTTACTACTAAAACTTTTATTTTCCGTTTCAAATTCTAAATTCCATTGGTTAGCAATTTTATATCTATTGTGACCATCAATTATATAGCCATTCCATGTTATAATCTTTTCTCTAATACCTTCTTCTAAACAATTATCTTCAAGTTGTTTATATTCTTCATTAGTTAATGGTGGTATAAGATCTTGAAATTCTTTTAATATTTCCATCAATTATTCTTTTTTAAATTATTATAATAAAATTGCTTTTCTTTAAAGCTTAGTTCTTCAAAAGAGTAAGTTGGTATGTAGCCATAAAGCCATTCATTCTCATAATAAGGTTCTTCTTTGCTTACTACTTCAAAATGATTAATATATTTTTGTTGCTTTTTAACTACCTTATATTTATTTACAAGTGTTGTGAAGTGCACGCCCCAGTTTTCAGCAAGTTCTGGCAGCGTGTAACCTAATATTAATAATTCTTGTATTAACTCTGATAGTTCATTATTTGACTTCATACCATCCTCTTTTTTTAAAATAATCTATTCAAAATGGTAGATCGCTTTCAGGTTCTTCTTGCTTTACTGGTTCTGGCTCTTGCTTTGTTTCTTCTTTTTGTGAAAACACTTTCCAGGCTTCAAGTGATGTAAAATACTTTCCTTGCCATTCTCTGCATTTAACGTTAAAGTCAACCTCAACTATATCGTTTACTTTTTGAAATTTTAAAAAAGCATCAACTTTATCAAGTCCAAATATTTCAAAACAGTATAGGTTATTATACTCTTCGTTTGTTGTGAGTAAAAATTCTGTCTTTTTCCATTCTGTTCCAGCTTTAGAAACGCCTTCTTTTGTTTCTAATACTTTTGTGATTTTTCCTGTTACCTTCATTTTTATTTATTTATTTATTTATGATTAAAAGTTTACAAATTCATTTGCACCTATTGTTATAATATCGTTTGAATAGCTTTGTTTTTCGCCATTCCAATCTTTGTATTGTTCATTTAAATTATAATACCTTTTATTAGCATTACTTAAAAGTTGATCTCCTATTTTATAAACTTGCACGTTATATGGCTCAGACTTTTCTACTGCAATAATATAATAATTTTCTTTAGGTAGTCCTGTTAAATACATTGTAGCCTGTAGGCTGTAATCATTATATCTTAAATCTCTCGCAAATTTATCTCCAGCATCTTGGCAGGTTTTAATATCAGCTATAAAGTTATCACCAACCATATCACAAAAGCCATGATATTTAATACCGTTGTATTTCCATTCAATATGCTTTTCAGCTTGAGTTGTTTGCATTAATAATTCACGAAAAACCTTATTCTCTTTAGCTCTATTAAACGTTTTAAGCGCATGATTATATTCTTTGGCTGTTACTATTGTCTTGCTGTCATTAAGTGCCTTAAATTCGTTCCAAACATTTCCGCGCCTTGTTCCTTCAAATACTACATAATCGTCACTAAATGATTCTGGTTGCAAGATCATTTTATGTACTAATGAACCGTATAACATGGCAGAGGTCGGTTCAAAGTCTTGTTGCCAATAGCTTAATAAATGGTTAGGACTCTTACTAAATTGGCTCAATGCTGAGTAGCTTAATCTATCTTTTTTCATTTGTACGAATTTTAAATAATTGTTTTAAATCTTCTATGTCTAACTTACTATATATTTTGTTTAAATTGCCTCTATACATTATTGGTTCTTTAGAAAATACTCTTGTTTTAACATAACCAATACACCTAAAGGCTGAAGCATCTAACAATGATAATTTATTTATTAATTGTTCTTTATCCATTTTCTTTTTTTATTGATAAGTATATTGCTAACATACCTATCATAGTTAATATATAAATTATTATCATTGGTTATTAATTGCATTAGCAACCTCGTCAGCACTTGCTACAGATTCATCTACACCAATTCCAAAATTACCTAAGCATCTACCCCAAGCACTTGTTTCACAATTCTCAATAAAGCTTGTTTTATTAATAAATGAACTGCCTTGTTTTTCGTGAGCATATCCACTAGCAACATCAACGCCTTTATCGTTTTTAATTGTTGCTCTTATTATAACACCATTCTCGTTAATATGTGTTATTTCGCTTGTTAATGAATATCCTGTAAACTTTTCGCGAAAATATTTTAACCTTTCATTAACTGTCACATATTCTTTTCCTTTAATATTTACTGTCTTTAGCTTGTTCATCGTTTAATTATTTTTATAAAATTTAAAGTTTTGTTTTTAATTAATTCAGCTCGTTTAATTTCTTTTATAGCATTAACTAATTTTAATTTTCGTATAATGTTATCTATTTCATCAATGTATTTGTAAAAGCTTTTTTTATAGGTTACAGTATTTGCAAACTCATATTTTTTTAAAGCTCTATAATTTGATTTAGTCCAATTAATTTTAATTAATACAAATCTTAAATTATCATTTAGCTTGTTAATATAGTCGTGCTTTTGCCAACTATCTATAATTTCTTTTTGGTGTCTATTGTAGTTATATGCCTCTTCATTCATATGCTTTGTTTTATAGTTTTTAATACTTTTAATAGCTTTTCAAGTTCATCTCTAAGTAAATGGTGATGAACGCCGTCTAATTCAAATTCAATGATCGTTTTACAATCAGGTGAATTTTTATATACTTTTACATCTGTTTGAAATGCTGAATTATATGCATCTATGTCCGATAACGTGAATACTATTTTGCTTTGCTTAATTGTTGATTCCATTTTATTTGTTTTTGTTTTGTTTTTGTCTTTGTTGCTTGTTAAATTTTTCCATCATTTCAACTATTGTAGCTGAATAATTTAACTTTAATCTCTCATTATGTTCTTTAAATTCTAACATAATTTGTTCTTTGTCTTTTTGTATGTAAAATGTCCTTACCATTATTTAAATATTAATTAATATATATGTGATTAGTTTATAGCCTATATAAAAGGCTGTTATTAGTAATGCTGTATTGATTATTTCTTTTTTCATAGTTGTAATTTAAAAGGGTGCTATTATACACCCTTGTTGGTTATTTATTTAAAAATTGATTTATATTCTGCTGATTCAATTTTTAATTCGTGAATTATAGTAATGATTTGTTCGTTCCCCATTTTAGCAGATGCGCTCTGCATTAATGAACACGCTTGTAAAAAAGATATATTTTCCTCTTTTGCTAATTTTTCGATTTCTAATTTTAATTGTGCTTTGTTCATTTTGTTTTGTTTATGTAAATATAAATATAATTATAATACAAATTACAAAAAGTGTAAAAAAAAATAAAAAAAATTTACTCTACCTCTGTAAAATAATTTAGAATAAATGTGTAATTCTTGCTATTTGACCATAGCTTTTGTGAAATAAAAAGCCTTCTATTGCCTTGTTGTTACTGCTTTGATAACCAGCCTTGTGATGCCATGCATCCGACTCAGACGCACTCCTTAAACTTTCTAAACTTACTCCTGGATAGTCTTTTGATATTTTGTGATGTATGTGCTGAGTGAACATATACCTATATTTTGTATTAGACCATTGTTTGCATTCATCGGCCATAAGCATCGGAAGTATATCTGTTTTAATACCATCGCCATGAGTTGAGGCTATTAGATTTTGATGATACTGGTAATACTTTCGCATTTGTAGGCTTATATCCCAGCTTGTATTTTTATTGTTTTTAAAATGAACTTGCAAAATCTGAGCCACTAAAAAGCCTATTACGTTATCGTGATTTCCAGGCGTGTATATTACATGAACATCTGCTAACTTCACTAAAGTTTCAATTACTTCAATCATTAAACGCTTTGCAATTATAAAATGATCGCTTAATAAACCATCAGTATCTTGCTTAGTTCCTTTTGTAGTAGTGCCAGCAAAATTATCAATATGTAATAAATCACCACTTAACAAAAAAACTATCTTATCTACATTAAATCCACTTGCTTTTTGAATACAACCGCGAACACCATCTAAACAGCGCATTACAGCTTCTTGACTGTTGTACTCTTGACCACTTACAAAGCTTCTGCATAATTTTCCTATATGTAAATCACTTGGCGCAATAAACATTAAATGGCTATCTGAATATCTTTGACGTTCTATTTTAACATATTCAGGAATAAATTCTTTAGCTTCTTTTAATAGCTGTTTACTTAGCTTTTCAAATTCAGATTTAAAAGTATTGTTTTTAAAATAAAGCGAGGCGTGTTTATTTTTAATCCATCCACTATGAATGCTTTTAGGATCTACACCTTCGCGTTCTGCTTCTTCTTTTATACGTCTGTATTTAAATACTATATCTGCTTCATCTTCAGATAGACGGTATTTTGGATTGCCACCAGCTTTTAACCTTTTATTGTAGTTTCTATTTTCGTTGGCTTTATCGTTCAAAGTAATATTTTACCTATTTTTTTTAAAACAATTAAAACGATTATAAGCAGCGCAAATATTATAATGATATGTTTGTACTGTTGCCACCAAGTTAGTTCTTTATAAACGACCTTTTCGACCTCATACGGTATAATTTTCGTTTTAATAATCGTATCGCCAAAACATTCAACCTCGTGTATGATTGTTTCTTTGACTGTATCGTAGAAGTATTTAAGATAAATCTTTTCATTGTTTAGGACTATTGTGCTATCATGCCTTATTATGTTGCTTAAAACTGTTGTATCATAGTTATCTATTACAATGGTATCGCGTATTATAATAGTATCTATACTTGTTTCTGTTAAATAAGGATTGTTTTTAATAATCCTATTCAGCCTTTTTTGAGGCGTGCAAGAAACAACAACAAATATAATTAATATTTTAAGCTTTAGGTAATGCAATTAATGAATCTTTTGACCTTAAAAACATTAATCCAACAGTTAACCAGCCTGACATATCTGAGGCTGTTTGCTTTTCGGTGTAAATAACTAAGCCGCAAAAGATAAGTATTACAATACCTAAACAAGTGGTTACCCAGTTTTCAAATAATCTATTTTTCATTCTTTAAAGTTTATGAGCCACAACCGATGCAATCAAAATGGCTGTCGGTAGGCTTAACGTTATTTAATTTCATTTCAAGTGTATGTATTTTATCTCTTGTTTCCAAGTCTTTTAACATATCACCAGTTAATTTATTTTTAAGTTCTTTTATTTTTTGTTTAATATCCATTTTCTTCAATTTGTAATATGCTTTTAAAGTGACAATCTACTATTTTATTTTGAAATTCTTCATTCATTAATAGCTTACATTCACGTTCATTTGTCATAAAGAAATTTTCTATTAATATGGCTGGGCATCGAGTGTTTTTTAAGACGTAAAAATTAGATTCTTTGTCTTTGTCGCCATCACTTAAATCGCGCCTTAACTTATGATCTGGAAAACCTTCCATCATATTGTCTATAAACACTTCAGCGATTCTGTCGCTTTTGGTTTCACCTTTGCTTGTATATACACTATAGCCGTTGGCACTTTCTTTGCTAAATCCGTTTGAATGTATGCTGACATATATACAATGACCTAAAGTTTTATAGTACCTGTTAGCACGTTTTACTCGTTCGCTTAGACTTATATCAAACTCACTTTCAACTATGTCAAAATTATATATATAATGTTCATCGCATTTAGCTATAAGCTTTTGTACGATTTGACGGTTTCCAACACCTTCAAAGTATTGCGTGCCATCATCCCAAATTGGCGACCTCTTGCCGCTTGTTTGGTATTCACCGTTAATTATGCCGCCATGTCCTGAATCGAAAAGCCAAATGTTTTTGCGCTTAATCATAACTTATTTATTTAAAAAAATACCTTCAATAAATGTAGCAATACCAACAAAGAAAGTACCAAGAGCCGCCCAGAATTTATGTTCTAAACCTCTTATTCTTTTTTCGTGGTCGTTTTTTTGCTTTGACATTATCTCCATTTTTGTCTTGATCTCTACTTGACCTTGAATTAATTTGTCTATTTTTTCTTCCATTACCCCTGACCTCTATAAAGTTTAACATAGTTTTTACTCGTTTTGTGTTTGCTCGTTTTATTCTTTGAGTGTATGCCTTTTCTTTTCTTTTTTGGTTTGTATAGTGTCGATATGTGCTTGTTATTCATTTTAATTCTGGTATTGGCTCTGACCATTCAGGCGATGCCATTAATTCAAGTATTTCAGAATGATTATATAAACCAACAGGAACAACGCTGCTATCCGTTATAAATGTCGGAGTATAACCGTCATTCCACTTAATTACAAATTGAGTATCATCTAAAGACTTTCTAATTGTAGATGCTGAAGTTTCACCAATTTGATTAAAGTCTATTAATCTAACATCTGTTAAATTAATTACTGCGTATGTTTTCGTGTTCATAGTTTTAATTTTATGGTGTTTGTATTTCCCTATCAGCCTCTACCATGTTTGCAGAAGTTCCATCATTACTGCCACTACCTTGATCTGTTAATGTCCAGTTAGAACCATCCCAAGTAGCACTGTCTCCCATTCTCCACCAATGTATTGGAGAAAAACTTGTTAAACTAATCGGAGTGCCACTATTATAAATTGCCGTTACATCTGATGCACTTAAAGTAGTATTAAAAATTGCAAATTCGTCAATGCCTCCATTCCATTCATTAGATGATGCATAAGCACCTATGTAAAAATCAGAGGTAGTAGTATTGATATTAGTAAGGGATGCCGCAGTAGCACTATTAGTTAAAGCACTACCATTTACATAAACCTTTACCTTTTGATTATTAACAGCCTCTGCGCCATCAAATGTTACTACCACGTGATACCAACTACTTAAAGTCCAACTTTGAGAACTTTCATTAAACATTATAGGAGTACCACCTACATAGCCTTGACCTCTTAACCTTATAGATATTCCTGTGCCTTTTTTCTGAAATTGTATTTGTTGATTAGTTCCACCCCCATTGTAAGCTGTAAAAGCATATTTTAAACCTGTTGCTTCTGGTCGCATCCAAAACGACCAACTTCCATTAGTGGCATTATTTAAAGATGTAACATTTCCACAATTTATATAATCGTCAACCCCATCATAATTAAACGAATAAGTATTAGTAAATGAAGGCGGTGTAGGTGTAGGGCTTTTAGTACCTCCTGAAGGTATCATAAAAACTCCTTTTTTCTTTGCAAAATTATATAATGTAGGCATATCTTTGTATTTAAATTGGTACTTCGCAGTAATTATAATTTTGTGGAAACCTTAATCCTAATTGTATTGATGCGCCACTTAATTCATCTTCAAATCGTTCCGTAAACATATCAATTGAACCACTTCTTACAAGCTGTACTTGATGCCAATCAACATTATTTAATTCGCTGTTTAGCTGTTCAAAATAAGCAATTAAGTCTATTAATATTTGTACGCAATCACTCTTTACTTCATTCTCATTACTTTCATCTTTTCGTACAATATCCATAACAATCACTTGAAAATTCCATGTAAAGTCACCATCACCAACAGCAGCCGCTTGATCAACAATCCACATTAAAGGATAATTAAAATTTTGCAGTTGGTCGTGCTGTACTACCTCCCACAAATAACCATTACCAAAGCTTTTAACTTGCTTATGTGAATCAGCAAAATCATTTAATTGTTTTATAACTTGATTGTAGCTAACTCGCATTATTTGTAGTATTTATATTCATCATTCCAGCAGTCATTCCTTGAGCCACCTAAATAAAAAGAAGTAGAATAAGCTGTTTTTTTCGCGTGTAAATCTTCACTTGTTTCTTGGTATTTAGGATATAAACTTTTATTATCAATTAAATAATTTATTAATCTTTCATCATACCATTCAGCTTTATTCTGCCAATCATCTCTAAGATATTGTAAATCTTGAGCATTAATAGGTTGTGCGTTTTCACTATTCTTTGTTGCTACGCTTTTATTTCTGTACTTATAAAGCATAGAAGTCGAACATTCGTACATAGACCAATAGATTAATGACTTAGCTATGTAATCATCTATTAAAGTTTTTTCATCTGCATTTAAAGTACCAGCGACAATTTTAGATTTTAAATCTTCATAAAGTGGCGTGCCTAATATTACATGAGTACGCATATCCTGAGCCGTTGCAATCGAAGGAAGTATTATTCTTTGATCTACATTGTCATCTATTAAAGTATTATTCTTTAAATAACTTTCTGATATAAAAAGTACGTTTGCCATAATTATCTTTTTTTACGAATTACTTGTTGTTGCCATATATGTCTGCAAAAAGGTCTACTAATATCTGTATCTGGTAAAGTGTACCAGCCACCTCTTTTAGTAAATATATCAATTCCTGATTGATTAAAATCGTTTCTTAATAGTTTTAATTGATCTAAAGTGTAAAGCCTTCCAGCATCTGCATAAG